TTTATAAATAGTCTCAGAACTAAGAAGAGATTCTCTCCTTGGCTTCGTAAGGATATGATCAAAGACCTTGATTATGTGAAACGTTATTATGGTTTTAGTAACGAAAAAGCAAAACAAGCTTTGAAAATTCTGACAAAAAAACAACTCAACTTTATAAAATCTAAATTTGATACTGGAGGAGCGAAATGAGTGTTGTTAAAGAACCTGAAGTGGCATGGTCTCCCGACCAAATGATTGAAGTTACATTAAATGAACCAGATGATTTCCTAAAAGTCAGAGAAACTCTCACAAGAATTGGTGTAGCAAGTAGGAAAGAGAAGAAGATATATCAAAGTTGTCACATACTTCATAAACAAGGAAGGTATTATCTTGTCCACTTTAAAGAACTTTTTGCTCTTGATGGAAAACACGCTAACCTTACTTCTAATGATGTTCAGCGTCGCAACCGTATTGCTCAGCTTCTTGCTGATTGGGGATTGGTTGGTGTTGTCGATGTAGTTCGCATTCAAGATATTGCACCTCTAAATCAAATTAAAGTATTGTCATATAAAGACAAAGGAGATTGGATATTAGAAACGAAGTATAATATCGGTGCTAAAAAGAAAAAAGAGGAAGAGGGTTGACATCCTCTTTTTTTATGCTATACTATATTTGTTGGACGCAACATGGGAGTGACTGAATAAACTTACTGGCAACCGCTGGTTAAGGTGATGAGTCAGAGGTGGTGCTCGCTGTCGCAAGGCAGAACTACTCAACCAAGTAGGACTCAGGCAACAACGTATTTACTTTCTGTAGTAATGCCCGTTGTTTGTTGGTATACAGGAATCCAACCTCCCTCCTTTTTTAGACCTAAGATGCAACTCAGAGAGTGGGGCAGAGGGTCTTTTTTTATTAATTATGGATGATTTAATTGTTATAGAAAATTTTATTTCTCCAAACTATGAAAATGTTCTTGAGAGATATTTTGTAAATGATGATTGGAACATATCTTGGGATAAAAAAGATGATATAACAGTTCCAGAGGACTCTCCATACACAGGAAAAAATAAAGTTGGATATAGTCATGTATTAGCAACCACAACTCAAAATTTTCCCAATCCACTATCTAATGCTTGGAATTTTGTATTTCCTATGGTATTTGAGGGTTTTCATAAAGCAGGTATAAGTGTTGATTTCTTATGGCAATCTAGAGTTTTTAAAACACCTCCATCAGATGTTGATGACCCTGAGTATATACATGTAGATTCTCATTCATACCATTGGGTATGTTTATATTATCCGCATGATAGTGATGGTGATACAGTATTTTTTAATGAAAAGTGGCCAGAGATTACAATGGATAATGCACCGACTACAAAGTTTACTGAATATACTAGAGTCACACCAAAAAAAGGAAGAGCAGTTATATTTGATGGCACTCGTTTTCATAGTGCTTACAGGTCAAAAAAACAACACAGAGTTGTAATCAACACTAATGCATCAGTATTATGAAAGATTTAAGTTTAAACGATTTTGTTTACATACAAAAAAATGAATTAAATAAATCTTTTTGCGAACATGTAATTGATAAGTTTGAAAAAGATGATAGAAAATCACAAGGTATTGTTGGTGGAGGATTGAGAACCGATATTAAAAGATCTACTGACTTATCAATGACACATGTTTCTGGATGGGAATATGAAGATAAAGTATTTTATCAGAGTTTGAATAAAAATATTATTAATTATGAAAAGACTAGAGGGAAGATGTATCACAAATTTATATTAGAAGAGGGAGGAGAACAGAGAGTTGAAGACTCTGGATATCAAATTCAAAGAACAAAACCAAAAGAATATTATGTATGGCATCATGACCAAGCATCATTTAGAAGTAGAAGATTAACTTACATTTGGTATCTCAATGATGTAAAAGACGGTGGGTATACTCAATTCAACACAGGTCTTAAAATACAACCAGAAGCAGGTAAGATGATGATTTTTCCTGCACTCTGGCCATGGATGCATAGGGGTTATCCCCCCAAAACCGAAACAAAATATATTGTTACAGGATGGTTGAAGTGCTAATTGGTTGGTTTACCGTATTGTTGAAAACAAGTTTGTGTTATAATTAGTAGTGTACGCTTCGGGTACACAATTTACACTCGCTTAATAAGGAGAAAACAATGAACGCACTACAAAGGTATCACTCTGCAAATTTACCAGAGTTGATGAAAATAATAAACAGAAACGGTATAGGTATGGATGATTACCTTGACCGATTTTTTAATGTCGATTACACATCTAACTATCCTCCATACAATCTAATAAGTGTTAATAATCATGAGTCTAGACTTGAGATTGCATTAGCAGGATTTAAGAAAAAGGATGTAAACGTATATACAGAATACGGTAGACTAGTAGTTGAGGGTAACAAGGAGGAGAAAAAAGAACCTGAGAATTATACTCATAGGGGACTAGCACAACGCTCCTTTACAAGGGAATGGACACTCTCTGATGATACCAAAGTCGAAGATGTAAAATTTGAGGATGGAATGCTTACAATTAAACTTGGTAAGGTAGTTCCAGAGCATCATGCAAGGAAAGAATATATGTGATATATAATAAAAATTATGGAGTTAGATGGATTATAAAACATCTGGAGTTGACATAGAAGCAGGTAATGCTTTCGTTGCAAGACTAAAAGAAAAAGTACCAACTATCGGTGGATTTGGTGGTATGTATAAGGTTCCTCGTGGATATGAGGAACCTATTTTAGTTTCTGGATCTGATGGAGTTGGTACAAAAATCTGTATATGCAGTCGTTTGAACAACTATAAAACTATCGGTATTGATTTAGTTGCAATGTGTGTCAATGATATTATTACTTGTGGTGCAAAACCTTTATATTTCTTAGATTATATTTCTTTGAATAGAATAAATCCAAGACTAGATGATATTATGGCAGGTATTATAAAGGGATGTGAATTAGCAGGTGTTGAATTGATTGGTGGTGAAACTGCTGAACATCCAATGAGTTTTGATATTGATATGGCAGGTTTTACGACAGGTATTGTTGAGAAATCTGACATCATAGATGGGTCAGATATTCGTAAAGGAGATGTAATTATTGGAATAGAAAGTAGTGGTGTTCATAGTAATGGTTATAGTTTAATTAATGATCTAATACGTAAGAAAAAAATAAAACTTACTAGAGACTTTTTGACACCTACTCATATCTACACATCTGTTGTGCAAGAATTAATTAATGAAATACCTATCTTAGGAATGTCACACATAACAGGTGGTGGTATTGTAGAAAATTTACCTCGATGTTTTCCAGAAGGATTAAAACCTCATGTTGATTATAACTCTTGGCAACTACCAACTATTTTTCATAGGATTATGATGGCAGGTGAGATTCCAGAAGAGGAGATGAAAAGAGTTTATAATTTAGGAATTGGTTATTGTATAGTAATTCCTAAAGAATGTGAAAATGATGCACACGATACAATAGATGCATTTGGATACAAAAGTTGGACAATTGGAGAAGTTGTGTTATAATGTATTTGTCAGAGAAATACTGGCTGCGGTTATGCCCTTTGGTAGGTTCAGCATAAGCGGCTATAGGAATCTACCAGTTAATTAGATAGAAAAATGTCAGTCAAAATTACATTACTTAAAAATGGTGAGCGACTTATTTCAGATATGAAAGAAATAGTTGCTGAAGGTAAAGAAGATATTAAGGCATATCTTTTACAGAATCCTCATACTTATCAAATAAATGAAAAACAATTCATAACTGAAGATGAAAAGAAAGATGGTGATTTTGGTATTAATGTCTCATTAATGCCTTGGATTATTTTATCTAAGGAAAAAGATGTTATACTACCTGTTGATAGTGTGTTAACTGTTGTTGAACCACTTGATTCAGTAACTCAATTATACCTAGATAAATGTGAAGCATTTAATTTAAAGGAGGAAATAAATGGTTAAATGTATATTATTAAATGCTCACTGCACATTAATCGCAGAAGTTACAGAGGTTGATGCTCAACTAGGAGATCCCAATTGTAAATTAACTAATCCATATGTTTACAATAGTATTGATGACATGGTGCCTTGGAAAGCAGATATTACAAATCAAACAGAATTTATGATAAGGTCAGAAGATATATTGACGATTGCAGACCCTAATGGTACAATACTTGATAAGTACACTGAACTAACTGCGTAATGAGATTTTATACTAACGTCCAAATGGTCGGAGATAATTTCTTGGTTCGTGGATATGAAGATGGTAAACACTTCGCTACTCGTGAAAAGTTTTACCCTACATTATTTGTAGATTCAAAGAGAAAAACAAAATATAGAACACTTGATGGTTTGCCTGTTGAACCAATCGAACCTGGCACAGTAAGAGATTGTCGTGAGTTTATCAAGAAATATAATGAGGTTGAAAACTTTAATGTTTATGGTAATGAAAGGTTTATATATCAATATATTTCATCAAAGTATCCAGAGCAAGAACTAAAATTTGATGTTGAAAAAATTAAATTAACCACTATTGATATTGAGGTTGCATCAGAGAATGGTTTCCCTGATGTAGAATCTGCTGCTGAAGAAGTATTGTTAATTACTCTACAGGATTATACAACAAAACAGATTCGTACTTGGGGTCTTGGTTCATTTAATCACAACCAAAAGAATCTTATATACAAAGGATTTGATACTGAATATCAACTCTTAAGTGATTTTATTAATTGGTGGATGATAGAAGAAAATACTCCAGAAGTTATCACAGGTTGGAATAGTAAGTTTTATGATATTCCATATCTTTGTCGTCGTATTGACCGCATACTCGGTGAAAAACTCAAAAAAAGAATGTCACCTTGGGGACTTGTAACTGAAGAAGAAACACATATAATGGGTCGTAAACAAATCTCTTATGACATTGGTGGTGTATCGCAGTTGGACTACTTAGACTTATATAAGAAGTTTACTTACAAGGCACAAGAGTCATATCGATTGGATTATATTGCAAGTGTTGAACTTGGACAAAAGAAACTCGACCACTCAGAGTTTGATACATTCAAGGACTTCTATACAAAGGGTTGGCAGAAGTTTGTAGAATACAACATCATTGACGTAGAACTTGTTGACAGATTAGAAGACAAGATGAAGTTGATTGAACTCGCACTGACGATGGCATATGATGCAAAGGTCAACTATGAGGATGTATTCTATCAGGTAAGAATGTGGGACACAATAATTTACAACTATCTTAAGAGAAGAAACATTGTCATACCACCAAAGAATCGTTCAGATAAATCTGATAAGTATGCAGGTGCGTATGTAAAAGAACCAATACCTGGCAAGTATGATTGGGTTGTTTCTTTTGACTTGAATAGTCTGTATCCGCATTTGATAATGCAATATAATATTTCACCAGAGACTTTACTAGATACAAGACATCCATCTGT